GCTGTGCTGTCGCCTATGCCAAGATCCCATGCGGTTGTAACTCCTACGGCTGGATCATACGGCACATTTGTCACCCTACCGTCAGAGGTAGCCGTTTTCATTTCTTGCGCGTAATATGCCCCTTGGATCGCCGCTTCAAAGCTGCATTCAAACTCTTGCTCATAGCGATCTTCGCCCATTGTGCGTTTAGCTTCTTCAAGCTCATCCTCATCAAGAATATCTGTCTCAGACGCTTTGAACATCCTGCACCACCACTCAGGATGGTTCTTCGCATAGTCATACATTTCCCAAAATTCGTTTTTGCCTTTCGGTGTGCCGATTATTGTGGCGCGACCCTTACGATCTACAATAGCTGGCCTGATGACTGTGGGCCATGCTGATGCAGGGAAGTCAGCCATTTCATCAAGCACTACCGCATCAAAATACAAACCACGCATAGCGTTGTAATTATCAGCGCCAAATAACCGAAATCTTGCACCATTGGGAAAGTCTATCCTTAACTCGCTATGATTTACTTTGATGTGGGGAATGTCTTGGGTATACTCTAGCGCGTAATCCCAAGCCACTGCTTTTGATTGGCTAAGATACGGGGCGATATAAGCCACCCTGACGTTAGGAAGATCAATAGTTAGCGCATCTCTGATAAGATCATTAACCGCAGCTACAGTCTTACCAAATCGCCTGTGAGCAACCAATACTGCAAACCGCTCTGATCTGTTGTGAAACTCTCGCGCTTGTAGCCTTGGCGTGTAGTCAATTTCTATGACTTCCATTTGATGACAAACTCATGCTCGCCCTGTGCGCCAGATCCAGTAACCTGTAATGGCAGAACCTTTCCCATAAGAGCCATGAAGGCAGTTGGGTTTGCTTCTGCTTGCAGTTCCAGATAGGCAACCATGCCACGTTTACCACCGGCTAATTCAGCAGCTTCTAATATAGCATCTTTTAAAAGCTTACTGTTTTTATTTTTAGCGCCTTTGGGTCTACCTTTCCCAGCGGCGGGCGGTTTACTTTTCACTATGTTAGTGTCGGTTTCAACTTCTGGTTGCATAAGTCCGTCCTTAGAGGGTGCGTCTATATGTTGTGTATAGTATGCTAAGAACCACTAAAAGAAAAGACCCCCCTCGTTGCAGTGCGTAACCTAGCCAGAGGGGGGAAGTTGAACAGACAGAGGGTATGACGCCCGACTAAAAGTCTATCACGCCTCAAATCGTTTTGCAAAACCTATTGCTTCGCGGTAAGGCAGAAGATCCTGCTCAGTAACTAAGCCACGTTCCACTAATGCCTCACCCAACTTACCGTTGATCCAATTGTCACCAACAGCCTCGCCGCGTTTAATTCTCTCAGCATTAATCTTGTAAGTGTCAGGCTTCCAAGGCCCAGAGGCAACGTCACGGCCACTGGCTTTGTCAAAGCAACTTTTGATAGCTGATGCTATGTCTGATGCTTTAGGCCATGAGCGTGAAGTATGAGCCGCCTTAATCTTCAACGCTGCACGTTCAAACGTACCGGCCAAATGATCTGGTGTAGTGTTGTTTGGAAAAAGCTGGTTCAGAGCCTTTGCCGTTACATCAATCTCATCTTGCTGCGCCGTTTCGCTGCTGCGCAAATGGCTAGGAATTGCATAGCTGCTTAACATTGCTGCTAAATGACGCTTAATCATATCTACTCTTTGACCATAATCCATTACACTGTCTCCCGTTTTGCTTGCTCAATATTTGTCATAGCTTTCTTGTAGCTATCAGATTTCTCACCATGAAGTGATTTAAAGAACCATTCAACCTCTATGCTCTGCCAACCCTTTTCTTCGCACATAGCCAAGGCATCAGATGGCTCACCACCACCAACAAAGATCCACCGCAACTTCTCAGACAATCTTTTAGCAGCAGTTTCAGTAAGAGGTTTTTTGATAGACTTGCGATATGCAATGAAGCTGTCAGCCGCTTCTTCATCCATCAACCAAGTAGATAAAATTTCCCTAATATTATTACTTTGTTTTTTAACTGGTTTATTATCTGGTATAGGTTCGCCCTCTGAGGCTAATCCATTTGCCCTCTGGGTCAAATCCACTTGCCCTACAGGGCAGTACCATTTTGTCCTATCGTAACCCGACTTATTAAATGTTCCTGAGATGATAAGACCGGCGCTCTCAAGCGTAGACAGTGCGGTTCTAATCTGTTTGCCAGATAGATATGGAAACAGCTTTTCAAACGCTGCAATGCTGTTGTAAGTCCAATAAGAACCTTCATGCAAATGGCGGTTGTTTGCAGCATTTTTCTCTGTCCAAAATAAAATGTTCTGGTAAATGACAGCCGCGTTGACGCCTACAGCGCAAGCAATTTCTGGACTGAAAGTGTGATTTGACATAGTAACCCCTTTAATTTTTTGTTCCTATAGTGTATCAGGAGTACCATTGTGTTCTCCGACACTGTTTACCCCTACGAACCGTCAGCATGACCAACCACGCTGGCGGTTCTATTATTTCTGGCGCTCAAAGTAATCTGACAAACGCTCTACTGTTTCATAACGTATTTTGCCAACGCCATTCCGCACATTGTATATAGTCCAGCGCGATAGACCAGTGGCATCTGCTATGGCTTGCACTTGACGATCACCAAGCATCTGCTGGATCTTGTCAAGTCGGTACATTGTACTTGCTTCCATTTTTTTTACTCCAAAAACAATTATGGGGTTGTGCATAGACTACATTGCTGATAGGTACAACCCACAAAATGCAAGTAGGGGTACAAAATGCATAAACATCCAACACCAGCAGAGATCCAAGCTGCTATTGTAAAAGCTATGATTGAGATGGCTGTAAAAGAAAACATCTCAACGCATACTGTAAGCCGTATGATTAAGGCTGTAGAGACAGGCGTTAAAGCTGCAAACTTTCACCATGATTTGACCAAGGAGATTGCAGGATATGCAAGCTAATAAATTTCATCAGGCAATGGATCTTGTTGCTGAACTTAATAAATCGCACGGTGTAAAACAGCGCGGCGGCAAGCAATACACAGAGGTTGCCAAGCGCGTAGAGGCGTTCCGCATGTCATTTGGCGGTGATTACGGCATAACGACTGAGATCCTGCATAACGATGGTAAGACGGTTATCGTGCGGGCTTTGATTGCTGATAAAGATGGCTTTGTAGTTGGATCTGGCCTTGCTGAAGAAATACGCGGATCATCACACATTACAAAAACGTCTGCTGTAGAAGTTTGCGAGACTTCTGCAATTGGACGGGCGCTTGCCAGCATGGGTATGCATGGTGGGCAGTATGCATCATCAAATGAGATGGATGGCATTTCTCGCAAGGAAGCAGCACACGCTGAACAGTCTAAGCCAACAATGGAATTAGACATAGATGCCAGAGTAGATGCATCTATAGAATTTTACAAAAACTGCACCGCGTCAGCTTTTGAGAAGTTTGAGCCAAAATTTAAAAAGCTCATCAACAGCACAGGAATAACGTCAGATCAATATGACGCGTTATTTGATGCAAACAATAACCGCAAATTGGAGCTAGGAATATGAAAGCGATTACTATCGTTGGGCGTCTTACCAAAGACAGTGAAGTTCGTGAGAACGACAGAGGGGGATTTGTCTCCTTTTCTGTCGCAGTTGACGATGGCTGGGGAGAAAACAAAGGCGTGATGTTCTTTGATGTATCGTACAACCGTCCACAGTTATCTCAGTATCTAAAAAAAGGTACGCAAGTTGCCGTGACAGGCGATCTAAAGACCCGTGAGTACAACGGCAAAACTTTTTTAGGTGTTAGGCCATCAGAAGTTAAACTGCTTGGTGGGCGCTCTGCGGAGCCTGTAAAGTACACCGAACATCAAGCACCACCGCCCAATGATGTGGATGACGAAATCCCCTTTTAGGGGCCAATCAGGGGGTGGGTCAGGTTTGGCAATGGTGCATAAGCTTGGCAGGAAGCCCACCCCCACAACCATGTGTTTAGGAGAAAACAATGGAAATTAAAATTGATAAAAAAGTGCCAATGCCGACTGTTGGCCGTGTTGGTAAATGGCGTGATGCCTTAAAAGAAATGAAGAAAGGCCATAGCGTTTTATTGAATAAAGGCGGTGAAAGAAATGCCATGTGGGCCGCTGCAAAAAAACTGGATATAAAAATAATTTCCAGAGCAGAAGGTGACAAAATCAGAGTTTGGCGAGCAAGTGCCTAAAATTCAAGTTTAGTAAAAAAGCGGGCAGCTATTGCCCGTTTTTATAGGGGCAAAAAATGAAATATGAAAAATATTATCAGATACATCATGTCATCACACTAGAAGATGGCAAAAAGATGTCACTGAACGAATACTTAGAACATAGAGGCCCAATAAATTGGGTAGATGAACTCCCAGTGCGTATCGTAAATTGTATTAAAAATAATTTTGATGGCGCTGATCTTAACAACCCAGCAGATTTAGACTTGATTGCGAGATACAATTGGCGACGCGCTCCTAATTGTGGCCCACATTCATACTCATTGCTAATGGGATACATTGAAAAATATTGGCCTTGGCAAGAACGTCACGGTGATGGAAAGTTTGAAGGGACATTTGCGGCAATGTCTAAGGAACACGCTGCGCGTAACAAAAAAATTTATCAAGATAGGTTGAAAGGGTACACTTACAAGCAACTTGGTATTAAGTATGAATTAAGTCCTCACAGAGTTAGGCAATTGTTTTTTAAAGCTGAACGCTATGGCAATTTCTTTTTAAATCCCCACGGCTATAATGACTAAAATTCAAGTACACCTAAAGAGCGGGCAGCTATTGCCCGTTTCTCAATACGATGCACAGCGCATGGAAGATTTTGCTGATGGTCAAGTTTTTAATTTGATACCTACTGGCAAAAGATCCAACCCTCACCACAATCTTTATTGGGCGGCGCTTCGCAACGTATGTAAAGACACTGGCAAATGGCCCACCGAAAAACATCTGCACGATGAGTTAAAATTTGCGTGTGGTTATTACAGCATGAAATACAATGAATTGGCTGAAGAATTTATGCGTATCCCAAGCAGCATTTCATTTGACCAGATGAGCCAGCAAGATTTTATGAAATATTTTGAGGCAGCTATGGAAAAGCTGTCAGAGGCAATAGGATATGACCCGTTACACATACAGTAAAGAAAACAACGCCCGCGAAAAAGAATTGGCTGCAATCGTAAAAAAAGAAAAAAACTGCGAATGTGACCTTCAACTTAAATACAGCATTTTTGACGCTGTGGCCTATGACTTCAGCACAAGAAAGCCACATGCATTTATTGAGATGCGCGTAGTAAATTATGCGTTTGGGCAATTACCAGAAATAATGATCCCAATGTCAAAGATAATTTTAGGCCAGCAGCAAACCCAACTTACTGGCGTAAAATCATTGTTCATGGTTTTTTGGTATAAATGCAAATCAGTGACTTATGTTGATATAAACAATATTGAGTGCAAGCCAGATTATCGGGTTACACCAAAAGGAATGAACCGCACGAACGATCCAAACGAAATAGAGGTTTGCCGATACGTTCCAAGCGAAGTTTTTAAAGTTATGGTTGATAATAGAACAGCAGGATTTCCAATTGCCTAACTTAGCAAATAAACCACCTCTGGGTCTGAAAAAACCCAAAGACAAAAAAAGCGTAAAGTTTTTGCGTTGGGTTAGGGAACAGCCGTGCTGCGTCTGTGAGAGGTTTGGGGAAGTACAGCAAAGCGCCACCCAAGCCCATCACCCTATCCATGATCGTCACGGCACTGAGAAGCGCCCAGATACAAGTTGTATCCCTTTATGTGAAGGCCACCATCAGGGTCTTTTTGACACATCCAAAATCGCGCTTCATCGTGAACCAAAGCTGTGGCGCGAAACCTATGGGCCAGATTACAGCTATTCCCATTCAACCGAAATATAGAGAACCGGCCCCCGCTCAGGATGACAATACACTTTTCTGGCTCTGATGCTGTGAACCTGTTTGTCATCCAACACTACCCTCCCAACGATCCCGTCTAGCGCAGCCTTAACAATGTTATCCAGATCAGGCTTGCTCATATGACGTATGGCTCCATATTCAGCCTCTAGGCGTTTCATCTTAGGCCATGACTTGGGTATGTCCATAAAAGCCACCAGATCAACGTGTACGGGCCTGTCTGTCGGCTCTAGGCCATGCTGCTTCATAGCAGACCATGCTGCTGCTTGAATGCGAGCCTCATATTCTTTTGTCTTTGGCGGGGTGTAGGTGTGACCAGTGCGCGTAAACCTTGGTCTGCCCTTTCCTTGGGGCTGTCCTGACACTTGGATCTCAACTTTATTCATGGCTGGATAATATTTTTTTTAATTTATTTGTCTACCCCCCTTGACTTGTAGGCTATAAGCTACTATATACAATGTATAAACAACACAGGGGCTACGGCCCCGCAACGGCTAGGAGGCCAATATGATGACTACCGACCAAATCAAAACTGCAACTGACGCTGATTTAGCTGAGTGGATGGCAAACGCTGTCGCCACACAAAGCTGCACCGGCCATACCAAAGGCCACTTCAATGAAGTTGCAGCAAGCAACTATCGTGATGAGCTAATCAATCGGGGCCATGAGATCCCGACGATTGACTTCTGGGAATGCTTAAGAGGTGCAGATAGCGGCTACCGTGACAAGCTGTTTGAAACAGGAACCTATAACGGCAAAGGTTCATTCTAAAATAAATTGGGGCTTCGGCCCCTTTTTTATGTTTAGGGGTTGCAATGTAGTCTATAGTCCCCTATATATAATTTATAGGCAACAAGGAGATGACCTGATGGAAAACGCAATGAACAACTTACTGGCCGCAATTAAATCTGATTACAGAAAATGGCATGGCCCCAACCCATGTGTTGTAAAAACCGATATGATAAATGAATTTGAAAATGGCCTGTCTTATAAGGTTGGCCCAAAGTATATCAAAGTCACTACTAAAACCCGCAATCAAGAAATGGTTTGGGGTTTTGTGATGAAGGCAGATGACGCCAAGTTTCAAGCCGGTGACATTCTCAAGCCCGCCGGTTGGTCAGCACCAGCCCGCAATAAAGCGCGTGGCAATATTTTCGGTGACTATCAAATTCAATGGACAGGCCCAAACTACTTGGTCTGATAATCAGGGGGCTACGGCCCCCACTACAGCGACAGGAGAACGCTATGAAAACTGGAATTAATTTAAATGGAATGTTGCAAGTCCAAATTACACAAACACGTTATCGCGGATCTAATGAAGCTGAGTATCAAATTTATTTGGATTGCGCTGATGATGGAAAAGGCGGGGATATAACGCGCAATGGCGCTCCGCTTAAAACTTATGATGAGTGGATGCGCTCATAACCTGTCAAGGTAACAACTGACAGCAGTCTATACCCAAGAGTTTGCTATTAACTTAATTAGGTTTTTAGCAAACTTTTTTTCTTGATGCGTAGGCTGTAACGTGTATGATGTCAAACATGGTCAACAAGGAGAACGCCATGAGCTACAATTGCAAGAAATGTAAAGGAACGGGCCTTATCAGTTACTCACACCGGCACAACTGGTTTGATGACCGTGTAACCATCACAGAGGCTTGTGACTGCAACACAGGCCCAACCGATGCTGAAGTTGATATGCTTAACGCACGACTTAAATCTGCTTCTCTCTATGGCACGTTAGATGAGATCATAGAGATCGTGCAGGGCATCAAACACACCCCAACGCGCAACCAGCTATGGCGCAGCTATGGAGTTATCAATGACTAATTGGGTACAAGACATCATCATCACTGCGGCGATTGCTGCGGTGGTGTTAGGCTGGATCTTCGGCGTTAGCATGGGCTGGATGTGATGAATATTGCTGAACCAGTTTTCATGGCGTTTGTCATCTTTTCATCGCCAGATGAGTGCAAAGCGTTTTCTGAGTATTATGATCTTGAACGGATCTTTCTCCCTCAGTGCGTAGAAATGGGCGGTGAAGCAGATTATCGCCGCTCTATTCCAAACATTAAACCACGGCCACGGCCAGAACAAGGAGAGAAAAATGGATAAATTTATGCATTACGTTTGCGACAGATTAGAAGCCATGATGAGAAATTCAGTAGAGCATGGGCCAGTAATTAATAAGCTTACAAAGAAAAGAGAAAAGTTTGTTTCGGTAGATGTGATTGACGAATTTATACAGGAGATAATTCTAAATCTTGGCGTCAACCAAAGGATAGAAAGAAAAAAAAGCGGGGAAATCTTTTTAGAGGATCTTCAAAATCAAATTAAAAACGGGCCAAAAAGGAAAAAATAATTGGAAACTTGGGCAGAAATCCGCAACCGTCACCAGCAAGAAAAGATTGCTTTGGTCAAATCACTCGCTGATGATTACACTTATGCACAGGCCGCAAGCATTTTGGAATGGGATGCTAAGAGCCTTGTTAGATTTTGCCACTATTGGCAGATCAATTTTAAAAACAGCCAAAAAGGGGGGTATATCAATGCAGAGCCTTACATCAGCCGATCACGCACATTTGCGGTTTCTTCGGGGGCAAGTAGATCGTTTGCAAGATGAAAGCTTTAGGCTAGATCCGCACCCTAACGTGAAGCAAGATTTGGAACGCGCCAGATCAGAATTAAAATCATTTATCTTATCACTACAAAAAGAAGGAAAGAATATTCATGGATGAAACCGTGTTAGCCGCCAGAATGAGAGAGATGGCAAAGGCAGATATGAATTACGTTAAAAGTAAAGAAAGCTGGGGGAACAACCCAAGTTGGGGCAAGGTTGAGGAGTATGAAAAAACACAAAAACAAGGTGGGCGATTGGGCAGACCAAATGGTTTTAAAACTAAGATCAATGAACGTTTAGAAAAAGGTATGTCCACAGATGAAATTGTGGCAGAATTGAATTGCAGCCGTAACATTGTCAAT